ATGAGGAGAGATTCATGGCTACGAACATTCATGTTCAAAGCCGGGTTTGCCAACACCTTGCGTCATCTGGCTATTCGCCTAGAGAAAGTGCGAGATTCGCATCACTCGTGTCGAAATGGCTCAACGCTAATGGTCCTGAATGGACTGTGGAACGCCTTAAAGGCGTCAAACAGGTAATAAAGGACAGTCTCGAGAAGGGTACCTTTGCTAACTACAAAGTGCCACCCGGATGGGCGACAAGACGGAACCGGTCTGGTCAAGTTATCTTTAAAGATGGACTTGTACATAGGGTCGTAACCGTCCTTGCTGAGGGCAACCTTAAGCAAGCGCTGAGCTTTTGCAACGTCCAGAAAATTGTTGTACTGGACAAGCTCAGCAATAAACAGAAAGAGAAGATGGTTAATGCCATCGAATCTCCGCCTGTTTCCTCCATTAGTGAGATACTCGGATTTCTCCGAAATTACTCTCACGTGAGGAAGCCTTCTATATCTCTTGTTAGGGAGATTGAGGAAGAGGGTCGGAACTGCCCCCCAATGCTTTCACGCATTGGTGGCGGTAAATCTGCTCCTAAGTTTGTGTACGATGTTGATATCATCGACCTACACAGCGTCACTTATAGTGTAACGCCTCGGTACGAGAAATCTTACTCGAGAACACAGGCGGAATGCTTCGATTGGAGTGATTATTTCACTTACGATGAAGATTGCCGTAACCTCTGGACTAAATACCCAGAGACGGTTTCCAAATTACTCGTTGGTGTTGATACACTACGAATGTTTGAAGACCGATTTGCTGATGTGAAAGCGCCTTTACCGGCGGGAACACTCAGCCTTATCCAGGAAGGTGGTGCTAAACTTAGGTGGATTGCTAATCCAATTTATCCTTTGCAAGCACTTGGTGAACCTATGAAGATTAAACTTTATAAGTTCATCTTAAATACCTACCCTGAGGTAAAAACTCATAACCAAGATGAGGGTCATAATGACGTCCTCAAATGGCTTGAGTCGGGAAGAAAGGTTTGGAGCTTTGATTGCTCTTCCTTTACTGACCGTTTTCCCCTTGCATACCAGTATTTAGTACTGGGTTGGCTTCGCAAGTGGGAAGTTGTGGATGATTTCGATATTGATGCATTTGATGTCATCATGTCTAAATCATGGTTTTCCAAGG